TTTGATGGTCATAAGCCAAATCTTCAAAAGAAATTGGGAACATATATTGAAGCCGGAAATACACAAGGATTTGATATATCAAATTCAAATGCAGACGGATATACTTCTTACAAGAAAGCGGTTGATACCATTTCAAATGCAGATGAATTTGATATTAACATGATAGTAACACCCGGTGTTCTTCATTCATTACACTCTGCGATAACAAATTATACAAAAGATATGTGTGAGGACAGAGGTGATGCTTTTTATGTGATGGATTCAGTCGGCTATAATGATAATATCTCAACTGCTGTTGCAACAACAGAAGGATTTGATAGTAACTATACTGCTACTTATTATCCTTGGGTTAAGATTCTTGATTTTGACAGAAACAAACCGATTTGGGTTCCCCCATCTGTTGTTCTTCCTGGTGTCATTGCATTCAATGATCGTGTTGCTGCAGAATGGTTTGCTCCTGCTGGTTTGAATCGTGGTGGTTTGACAGAGGTAGTTGAAGTTAAATCTCGTTTGACTCATGCTGAACGCGATACACTTTATGAGGCACGAATCAATCCTATTGCAGTGTTCCCATCAACAGGAGTTTGTGTTTGGGGTCAAAAAACATTGCAAGGTCGCCCATCTGCTCTTGACCGTATAAATGTTCGCCGTCTCTTGATTGCTGCTAAGAAATTCATTGCTTCTTCCACAAGATACCTTGTGTTTGAACAAAACACTTCACAAACACGCTCAAGATTCTTGAACATTGTAACACCATACTTGGAATCAATTCAACAACGTCAAGGTTTGTATGCTTTCCGTGTTATCATGGATGAAAGTAATAACACTCCTGATATTATTGACCGCAACATCTTATACGGCCAGTTGTTCTTACAACCAGCCAAGACTGCTGAATTTGTCATACTTGACTTTAATATCCAGTCTACTGGTGCTGCTTTCCCTGGTGCTTAATTGATATGAGTGGGGAGTTGAAATATACTCCCCATATTTTTTTCAAAGTTGTATATTTATCTAGGAAGATATTTTTAATTTGGAGATATAAATGGCTGAATTACTCGATCCCAATGAAATTTTTTTCACACCGTTTGAGCCAAAATTACAGAATCGCTTTATCATGTATATTGAAGGCGTTCCTGCATATTTGGTAAAAGGTGCTGGTAGACCAAACATTAGTTTCAATCCAATCACACTTGACCACATCAACGTCAAACGTAAAGTAAAGGGAAAGGGTGAATGGCAAGATATTTCAATAAAATTGTATGATCCTATCGTGCCTTCCGCTGCTCAGGCAACAATGGAATGGGTGCGTCTTTCACACGAATCTGTAACAGGTCGTGATGGTTATTCTGACTTCTATAAGAAAGACATAACACTTCATGTTCTCGGTCCTGTTGGTGATAAAGTTGAAGAATGGACACTTAAAGGTGCTTTCATTACTGCAACAACATTCGGTGAAATGGATTGGGCAAATGATGCTTTTGTTGAGATTTCTCTCACACTTGCATATGATTATGCTATCCTCCAATACTAATACAAATTGTATTATCATATTAAAATTGAAATGAAATACGGGTATACTGATTTTTCGGTATACCCATATTTATATTTGTAAAATAAAACGTTTTATTACAAACAATGTTATAGGATTTAAGTTATGACAAAAATTCCAACCGGTTACAATGTAGCCAATGAAGAAGTTGTTTCGGATGCCGATATTAAGGCACAACTTTTAGCTGAACACAAACAAACTAATGTTAAAAAATCTAATTTTCCAACAGAGTTAATTCCATTGCCTTCAAAAGGTCTTTTGTATCCAGAAGGTCATCCTCTGGCAGAAGGAACTATTGAAATGAAATATATGACTGCTAGAGAAGAAGATATTTTAACATCACAAAATCTTATTAAACAAGGTGTGGTTTTAGACAAATTGTTTGAGTCTTTGATTGTTACCCCTATCAATTACAACGACTTGTATGTTGGTGACAAAAATGCAATTATGGTTGCTGCTAGAATTTTGGGATATGGAAAAGATTATACAGTTCAAATTGATGATCCTTTTTCACCCGGCAATAAACAAAATGTTACAATAGATTTAACTCAAATTGAGCACAAGGAGGTCGATTATTCGCCATTTGAGAACAGAGCAACCGAATTTGATTTTGAACTTCCACTATCTAAGAGAAATATAACTTTTAGATTTATGACACATGGATTGGAAAGACAGATTCAATCAGAGATAAAATCAATCAATAAATCAGTTATTAAGTCTGGAATTGATAGGGATTTAACAACAAGACTCAAACATATTATTACATCAGTTGATGGTGAAACTGGTAGAGTTGCTATAAATAATTTTGTTGATAATGAATTGTTTGCAGCGGATTCGAGAGCATTGAGGTCATTTATGAAGGAAATCTCACCTGATTTAGACCTATCGTTCACCTTTATTTCGGATATTACTGGTGAGGTTAAGGAGATAGACATACCCATAGAGGTATCATTTTTTTGGCCTGGCACCTGATTATAGATTAGGTTTACATGAAGAAATCTTTTCTTTATGTTATTATGGCAAAGGTGGTTTTACTTGGGATGAAGTTTACAATCTTCCAGTTCATTTGAGAAGATTCTATATCAATCAAGTTAAAAAGGCAATGGAAGAAAAGAATAAGGCAGAACACGCTGAAGTATCTAAACATAAAGTCAGTATGCCTACATTTTCAAAACCATCAACACCTAGACGATAATTTTGCGGTTTACATATTTATAGGATATGTAGACCGTTTTTATTTTATTAGTATTTGTAGAAAAACGTGGCATCAAAAGAAGACGTAAAACTTGCCTCTGAACTAAAAGATTTAACTGAAACACGAATTGAATTAGAAAAACAAATCGTTGAACAGAAAATCAAAATGGGATCGGAGGATAAAAAATCAATAGAAAATATCAAGAAACTTGTATCATTAGAAGCACTTCGTATGGATTCCGTAGAGAAGGAAGAAGAAGTGCGCAAAAAAATTCAAGATATAGAAAAGGAATCTGAAAAAAGAATAAAAGAATTTGAAAAATATGAAAAAGAATCTCTAGGCAGAATACAGGAAGAAAATAAGGGCACCGATGACCTAAATAAAAAAAATAACCAAAAAAAAGAAAATGTAAAACAGGCAAATAGATACGCTAAAGAACAAAGAGATATAACAGTAGAACTGAACTCTCACATGGGTGTATTGAATGATAAAGCAAAAGGCCATGCCGCTGTTTTATTAAAAACTGCGGGTGTTAATGATACAATCGCAGAATCTTATACAACAATAGCACATCAAATCAAAGAGGGGTATGCCGGCAGTGAAAACTTCATGTCAGTCGTGGATGAGACACGGAACATAACCAGTGATGTCTCTAAATTATATGCCGAATCTATCGATCAAACTGGTCAAATTGAAAAGGGCTCTGCAAAAATAGTAGATACTGATAAAGCTCGTCAAGATATTGCTCTAAAACGTTTCCAAATTGAAAGTGGTCAATTAGGATTGAGTGCATCAGAACAGGCAATGACATTGAAAATTCTTCGTCAAGATGAAGAAAGACTTAATACTATAGATCAACAAAATAAATACATAGAAGCACAAAACTCAAAAATGGGGATGATAAATGATATAGGAAGTAAATTGGGAACTTCTATGTCATCTTGGGTTACTAAACTACCCGGTGGTGAAAAAATTTCAAAACTTATCGGAATTGATAAAACTGCCGATAACATGAATAAGTCATTCACATCTGCCATCCAAAATGGTCTTCAAGGTAATTTCAAAACTGCTTTTGCTGAAGGCGCTAAGGGTCTTGGCAGTATGATTGCAATGGCTCCAAAACTTGTTGCCGGATTAGGATTGGGTGTATTAGCTGGTGGTTTTGGTTTATTGGCAAAAGGTGCAAAAGGAGTATTTAATGTACTGATGGAAGTTGATGGTGTCATTGCTCAAATGGGTAAAGACTTCACCATGGGTAAAAAAGAAGCCGGTCAGTTATACCAACAAACTGTTAAAATGTCAAATGAGTTGAAGATAACTGGAATAAACTCAAAAGAAATTGCAGAGGGTATTCAAGTTGCAAGTGAGGCATTTAATGGTATAGATGTTGCATCACAGATAATGTCAGGTAACAAAGAACTCGAAGGTTTTGTAAAACAAGCGGCTGTTTTAACAAAACAATTTGGATTATCTGGTGCTGAAGTTGCAAGGATAAAAGATATAGCAACCATTACTGGAACATCAATGGATAAACTTGTAAAAGAATCCGTTGATATGGGTAAGGGTGTTATGAATGCCAAAGAATCTATGAAAGTTCTTGCAGGTATTCCAAAAGAAGTTGCTGTTGGTTTCAAAGGAGCATCCAAAGAACTTGTTGCTGCTGCTCAAAAGGCAAAATTATTAGGAACTGATCTTAAGAAAATAAAAGATATTGGTAGGGGAATGTTAGATTTGGAATCATCTCTAACTGCAGAATTTGAGGCACAGGCAATCACCGGTAAAAATATGAACTTGGATGCCGCAAGAAGATTTGCAATGGAAGGTAATATATTCGGACTACAAGAAGAATTGCTTGATAAGGCAGGTTCACTTGAAGATTTTACAAATATGAATGTCATTCAACAAGAGGCATTTGCTAAGGCAATGGGTATGTCTGTTGAAGAAATGACAGATATGCTTACTAACGCAGAAAAACTTTCAAATGCAGGTATTGATGCAGATTATGCAGAAAAATTAAGTAACATGCAATCGGCAGCTGAGCTTGAAAAGGAAATGGCCGGTGCAAAGAATCAAGAACAAAAAGATTACATTGCCCAACTTGCTGCTGAAAAACGTTCTGCTAGTTTGAAAGAATCAATGGCAGATGCTGTTGAAAAATTAAAACAAAAATTTGCTCCTGTAATAGATGCCATAGTTCAAATGGTTAGTGGATTAGAACAGGGTTCAGACAATGTTTCCATATTCCAAAAAATGTTAGACGGTATTGATATGGATGCAGTTGCGGCCGGTATAAAAGAAGCACTTCCAAAAGTAATGACAGCCGTTCAAGGATTGATTAAAAATCTTCCAAAAATAATTGAGATGATTACAGGACTGATAGGCAAATTCAGTGCAATAGCTGGTGTAGCTGGTGGTGCTTTTTCATTTTTAGGACCAACAACTGCTGGTTTAGGTGTAATGGCATTAAAAGTTGCAGGTCCTGGTGGTATAGCCGCTGGTTTTTCATTGGTAGGAAAGGGGGCAATGGGATTATTTGGAGTCATAAAAGGTCCACTTATGGATGGAGTTGGTAAGTTAGCTGGATCCGTAACGAGTGGTTTAGGTGGTGCATTTGGGAAGGTTGGTGAAAAAGCTGGTGCCCTTGGATCTAAAATAAAAGATATGGCTGCAAGTAAAGCCGGTGATATGGCCGGTGCAGGTGGTGGTAAAAAGGCAAAAATGCCAAAGGCAAAAGCCGGAAAAGGTGGCGGTGGAATGATGGATGGTATAGCGGATTTTGTTAATAAAGTAGATATGAAAAAAATGTTAATGGGTGCCGCTGCAATACTTGTTCTTGCTGCTGCATTATATGTTGTTGCTAAGGCATTGCAAGAATTTATGAAAGTAGATTGGGGTTCTATGGCTAAGGCAGGTGTTGCATTACTTGGATTAGCAGCTGTTGCAGCTTTAATGGCACAGGCAAGTGTGAATATGATAATAGGTGCCGGGGCAATGTTGGTATTGGGTGCAGCTTTATACGTAATTGGTGCAGGTTTACAGTTCTTCACAAGTATTAGTTGGGAAGATTTGGCAAAAGCCGGTGTTGCTCTTGTTGCTTTCTCTGCGATTGCAGCCGGACTAGGTTTTGCTGCTCCATTTATTATAGTTGGTGCAGCTGCTATGGTCGCTCTAGGTGCCGGTGCCTTTGCTTTTGGTGCAGGTATGAACGAAATAGTTCGTGCTCTTGTTGAATTGCAAAAACTTGGTGATTTAGATAAAGTTGGTGAAAATCTCGGCAAAGGAATGGAATCTCTTGGATCTATTTCTGATAAAGTGGATTTGAGTAAATTAGAAGATTCATTTGATGATTTGGATGATGCACTCGAAGAATTGGATTTTGAACAACTTGCTGCTTTTGGTCAATTAGGAAATTCTGCCCTAAAAGGTGCTGGTGATAATCTTGTTGCTGGTATAAACTCTCTTATGGGGATAAACAAAGGAATAGATTGGGGTGGACTTGAAGATACATTTGATGGATTAGAGGATGCATTGGATGAACTTGATTTAGATGGCATAACTGCATTTGCTAAATTAGGAGAAGAAGGAATTAAAAAAGCCGGTGTGAATTTGGTTGCAGGATTAAATTCATTTCAAAATATAGATTTGGGAATGATGACATCTGTATTGGATCAATTAAAACCAATCTTTTCTAAACTTCGAGAAAGTTTTGCTGAATTAACAGGCGGATTTTTACAATCAAATCCTTTGGAAAAACTAGCTGAAATGAAACTAGATTCTTTGCCAACTTTTGGAAAGGGAATATCGGATTTCTTAACAACCATGTCAAATCTCAAAGATGTAAGCGGACTTGATAAATTGAAGGATCAATTTGAAGTATTGGCAGATGCAATAGATGAATTGGATATAGATAAACTGAATGAACTTGCTGGTATAAAGCCAGAAGCCATGGGCAATCTAGGAAAGCTACAGGCAGTATTTCAACCAGCACAGGCAATAGAACCTCAAAGTGCAGGAGCCGGTGGTGCAGGTGGAGCAGCTGGTGCAGGTGGAGCAGCTGGTGCAGGTGGAAGTGGTGGTGTTGAAGCGAAATTAGATCAACTCATTGGATTATTCAGTTCTATTGCAAATCAACCTACTGTAATAAAATTTGGTGATAAATTTGTAGAAGAAATACGAAATACTATAAACATAAAGAAAACATATAACGTTGAAGATAATTTCGGTAGAACAGCATAATAAAAATTGAAATAAGATATTTATTCATGTATTAAAAGGATGTGTAAAGATGTCATTGGTAGACTTAAAATCTGATTTATCGAAATATAGAAGTGAGCTTTCAAAGGAGGGTAAGAGTACTCCAGATG